AATTGAATTATAACCACGATAAGGTGAATCATCCCAAGATCTATGTACAGTGACATGATATGAAAGATGATTTGATTCACCATCAGTTAGAATAACACATTGTACTTTTTCAACTTTGTTCTTTGATTTGAAATCTGGTATTAATTGATGAAGAGCAATCAATGTATCATTTAAAGGAGTTCCAGATAAACTCATACCAAGTGGAATCTGATACTTTGTGCGACAGTATCCAAAATTATTTACAATTCTCCATATATTCTTCATCTGCTTTTCAAGTTCTTTACCCTTTACTTTACTTGTGAATATATTCATGAGTGAAACTTTTGGATCGAACATTGCAAGACCATCTTTTACAGTGTATGCAAACTGTTCAGATCTCTCTTCTATGTAACGATTCTCATTTGGATAATCATGAGTAAAAGCATAAACTTCAAATGGTATTTGAACTTTTTTACAGAACCAAAGAAGATTGTATAATTGCTTGACAGTATCGAGCATTACATTAATCATTGAACCAGACCAATCAAGAATGAATACTAAACCATGATTCTTACCCTCTGGAAGAACTGTAACTTTCTTGAATAGATCTTCACTATACTTGTAAGTATGAAGTCTGGATGTGTCAAGAACACCAGTTCTAGAAGTAGTAGCACGAGCATATGCAGATGCAGACTTCTTACACTCAAACTCTTTGACAAGATAGTTGACTTCTTTCTGTGCAGATCTCTTGAACTTCACAAAAGTTGCATCAGGATCAACTGTCTTGTCATAGTTCCAAGATGATTCTCTGTAATAGTCAAAATCTGGATACTTAAGTTTTTGTGCTTTTACCATTTCTTCAAACCGAACTTCATCTTCAGCAAACTGTGTATCACATAATTCATGAATAGTTTCATTTGATATGATGATTCTCTTAAGATCCACTTGTGGTATTTCCCAATACACTGTCTCTCTCGCATTTGTTTGTGCAAGATTTTTGATTGCTTCCTCAAGAGAGTCTGCAGTTTCAACCTCAAGACCACCAGTTGATCCACCTGATGGTGCACTCTGTTCTTCTGTACTACCTTCTTCATCTTCAGTTGGTTTAACTCCTTGTGCTAGTTCTCCCTCTTCTTCACTACTACCTTGCTCATCTGTAGTATCTGATCCATTGTTATCAACATCATCAATAGAATCACCTTCTGCAGATTCCATGTCTAACTTTTCCTGCTCTTTCTTCTCTTCTAGTTTTGCTTGGCAATATTTGAAGAGTGCTTCTGCTGCATCAAGTGTATCCTCAAATGTTTCTGCCTTCTCAACCTGACTACGATATATCTCCTCCTCAACTGTGAAATCAATGTCAACAAAATTACCAATCTTGAAATATAAATTGATCTTATCTGCAAGATTCATTTCATCAATATCTTTAAGTTCGATGCCAAAGAAATCTTTGTCTGATAATTCCTGATAACCATTAAAGAATGTCTTTGATATACCTGCATATCTACGCTTCATTAACTTCTCTACACGAGCATCTTCTACAATGTTTACAAAACTAGGATTGATCTGACGATCTTTGTACCACTCGATATCAGGAGTGTAGAGTGCATGAGAAACCTCATGACTTACAAGCATGTCATATACATTCTCACTTGCATCCCATACTGGAAGAGTAAGTACACGAGAACTGACATTGAATGATGCTGTCTCAACTGGTTTATGTTCTACAATTAGATCTTCTGTAGCAAGTAATTTTGCAAGTTGTGATTTGATTTCGTTTAAGGTAGTAGTCATGAATCTTTATCTGATATACCTATAATAACAACGAAACCGCCTCGATGGGCGGTCTAGTAGACACTTTATTAATTGTCCACGACGTTTCCTTGCTTGACGCAATGCCTGTGGTTTCAAGTGTCGCTTCTTTTCTTTTTTAGAATGGTGTTGCCAGTTAGGGACTTTCATTGGTCTTAACGGTATCAAGAATATTTATGGTTGGTTTCCATCCTAATTCCATTAACTTTGAAGGATCAGCACATGTGATATCTCTTTCACCTGGTGTATCTTCTTTAATTGGTAGATGACCCATGCCCATTTTAGTTGCCAGATCAATGACAGATACTGGATCTCCAGTGCCGACATCTAATACACCAGTATAACTGCTAGGAATCAAAGTTGCAATAGCAGATACAATATCATCAACATGAATCCAATCTCTTTTATGTCTTGTAATATAGGTGGCAGTTTTATCTTCTAGCATACGATATAACATATCAGTGCGACTTACCTTCTCTGCATACACATTAAAGAATCTCATACCTACACTATTCGGTGGTGCTTGCACTTCATTTACCTTTTTACTAATACCATAAGCATTAATCCACCACTCATAGACAGCAGCAGAACTTGCATATAAACATCTTACATTATTATCTCTACAATAATCAAAGATAGGTTTAGATTTCTCTACATTATTTTCCCAAAATAAATCTGGATTTTCAACTGCCTCACGTATTGCAGCATTTGCAGCAAGATGTATGACTACATCATAGATTTTATCTGTTTTAAAATCTCCTAGATCATCTGGTCTATCATATCCATCAACTTCAAATCCAAGGTCTGTAAAGTATTCATATACATGACTACCAATAAAACCTTTATGTCCTGTTACTAAAATTTTCATTTCACAATCCTACTGAATCCTTTTACTTTATCAAACTTAATGCAGTTATCAAACTTATCATGAAGTTCTGTTTTATGAGATATAACAAAGATATTTGCATCTTTTATAATATAACGAATTATTTTTAGAAACTCATCGACACCAAATCCATCAAGAGATGAATCAAATACTTCATCCATAATCAGTAGATTTGTATTTACAGAATTCTTAACTCTTGCTACTTCTCTCCATGTGAATAGTAATGCCAAGTCAATACGCATCTTCTCACCTTCACTAAATGATGAATAAGAGAAGTCTTCATGTATTGGAGACTTTACAGTTTCTGTAAACTCTTCATTGAGAGTAAAATTGATATAGAAATCCATCAACTGTAGGTAACGATTTACCTGTTGATTAATAAATGGTAGATACTTTTTAATTATTTTAGTCTTGACACCATCATCTTTTAAAAGAGAATATGCAAAATCATAGTGTGCGATATCTTCTCTACGATCTGACAATTCATCAACTGTTTTCTGAAGACTTGTTTTAAACTCTACTAATTTCTCATTTTCAGTATTTCTGTTTTTAATTCTTTCGGTAATTGTTTGAATTTCTGATTCAAGTTCCCTGACTTGTTTTTGGTTGAAAGATACACGAGTGTTGTTTTGAGAAATTTCATGTGTAAGTTTAGTAATCTCCTTTGATAGTTTAGTGAATTGACGTTCTTTTTCCTTTTCAGAATCTATAGTTTTTTTAAGGTCTTCGTAACCTTGCTTTAGTTCTTTTGCCTTGGATTGAACGTCATTAATTCTATTTAAACGAAAGGATTCTTCTATAGGTTGGGTGCATGTAGGGCATGATACATTATCTGTAAAGAACTTATGCTCTTTAGTAATGGTCGATACCTTTTGAGATATTTTACCTTTTAAATTGTTAAGTTTCGCTAATTTTTCTCCTGATCCTGTCAACTTTTCTTGATCCTTAATTAGACCAGAAACAATATTTTCCTTATCAGTATTTGCCAATAGATAATCATCAGATTCCTTAATAAGGATATTAACTTTATTTTTATTTAAATCAATTGTATTCTTACTTTGCTCTTTAATTTCTTTAATAAAATTGTTTTGCATCTCAATTTTATCTTTAAAATTATCCTTCTGTAAATTAAGAGATCTAATTTGCTCTTTCTTTTCTCTCATTCTTTCTTTGATCAAATTATTCATTGCAGAAAAAATACGAATGTCTAATAGATCCTCAATCACATCTCTACGAACTGAACTTGACAATTGCATAAATGGAACGAATGTACTACTACCTAATATTACAATCTGTGTAAATGACTTATAATTAACTTTTAATATACTCTCCTCTAATAATCTTTGATTTGCTCTATCATCTGATTGTT